CTTTGCCACCAGCGTGAAAGAGCTGCTGTCCGAAAAGCCTAGCATTCGTGAATGTTCCAAGAATGCTGAAAGTTTTGTCTGCCACTCGTCTAAGTTTTGCTGCAACAGGTGTTCCGGCATCGTCAGTGTAAGGATAAAAGTGCTGTCCATTCTCTTGTGTAACTCCATATTTCTCACAGGTTTGCTGGGTAATACCTCTGTCAGGTATCGACTTAATCTGACCTTTAATCTCTAGCATTGTTTGCTTTCGTGGTGCTACTGCATCTCGCATGACTGACAGTTCATCAGCATCCATCTCATTGTAGTAAGTGTTGCATGAAAAGCAGTAGGTGTGATTGTCATCATACAGCCCGTTAGCGTCTGAGCTACCACACGCATCACAGGCAATATGCTTAATGAGTTTAGACTCAGTTTTAGGTTTACGTACTAGATTTAGTTTCACTATCTCTGTCCTTACGTAGTTCTTCATCAGCCCTTAGGCTTTCTATGACCTTCAATGCTCTCACATCGAGGTAGCCATAGTAGATTTCACCCCTGAGCTGAAAGGCTGTGAAGTTCTCCAGTAAGGCTAGACAATCAGCCTTTAACTTATCATCTTCATGGGCATCACCAAAGTGTGACGGGAAAGGCCATGGTTTGTTATCGTCTATGTTCATTTGCTTAGTACCAGTTTAATTACAGTTACGATGGCGACAAAGATAGCCATTACCATGCGAAAGGGTCTTCCTGAGGAGGTACATACCCACTGTGAACCTTGTTTAAGACTGCCTCAGCAACATGAGACATAACCTTATCACGACCATTGTTCATAACTAATTCAGCCATACTGTCAATGACAGACCAATACCAGCATTCATACTGTACCAAGTCCATGTCATCATCATTCATCATTTCTATAGACATAAAATTATCCTTTCAATCGTGTCGTAAGACACTGGGGTTTACAGTCCAACTTTCACACTTTAAAGTCTTTATAAGTATATTACTTAAATAATACTTATATAGTGTATTTAACTTCTATGAATCATCCTAGATACTTTGTAGTATCTTTAAAGTTAGGGTAGCACACTTAGTACAGATTGTCAATGATCTCCTTCACTGTTAGTGTCTCCAACGTGACAGTCATCTTCCTCAGCCTCAGCACTGTCATCTATATCATCGGAGGATATAAGGTCTTTACGATCCTTTGTAGGCAGATGTGAGTCAGCCTGTACAGTCTTAAAACATTGCTGACATAAGTCAATGAATGTACCTGTCACTGCGTGTTTACGTGTAGCTTCGTAGTCTGTCAGTGCTCTATCACAGGCGAGGCATCTCATACATCCTCCCTGACTTCGATTAAGTCCATCATGTCAGGGTCATAGCCAAGCTGCTCATAGACCATGCTTTCAGCTTCTTCTTCACTTGAAGCATACACCCATATGTCCATTGTTGGGCTTACTTGATAGCAGTATTCATTCATCATTTTCTTTGGTTCCTTTATCCAGTCTTTTATGTCAACGTCTGAGATCATGGCTACCTACCCCTTACCTAATGTAAAATGATGGCTTTAAGAGGCCATAGATGGCTTCCAAAGTACTCTTGTTGTCATGGTCAATGGTCAACTGTTCATTGTGCTCCAGTTTATATTTCTTTGATGCCTCCCATTCAAGGTTTTTCCATTGATCGTGTGAGATCACATCAAGTACATTGATGCCCTGATACATTGCAGAATCTAAGTCCCTGCAGTCCCCATCCTCGTCAATCTGACATTGAACGTCAACGATAGCCCCTGAATCCTCTAATTGACCTACAAAGTGAAAGGTTATTGTGTCGATTGTCATTGTGTTGGTTCCTTCCGCTGAACATGGTTGGCAAATAGCCACTTATCACCTAGGTTTCTGATTGATTTCACCCACTTTAAACGATAACTTCGTCGCACGTGCTCAGGCACGTCATAAGACTTGAAAAGCTCACGTGAGTGTTTTAGTAGTTTAGTATTCATTCTGTTGTTTCCTTTGTGTACTCAATAGCCTGTAGCCAAAGCTCCCAAGCATCTTCGATACTATTCCAGTATTCAGCCCCTTCCCTGACAAGCTGCTGATCTCTAAAATCACCCTCTTGAGCCTTGTCCTTATATTCAAAGAAATACTCAAGCTCATGAGTGGGTGCATTGCCCATACAAAGCCTGTATGCTTTGATAAATGCTTGTTGTTCATTAGTCATTTAATAACCTCTTCGCTCTAATTGCTTCATCACCGATAGTTTGTGGATCACCTTCAAAGATTGCTTCAATCAAGGTCTTTAAAGCTGCTTTTAATTGTGCATTAGTAACTGGCTTAGCTTTAACCTTAACAGTCTCTACATAGTCAGGGTCTACCTCTTCGAGCACCTCAGGGCTTGAAAGGTCATACATTGTAGGAACTTTAAAGGCTGAGCACATCACCACATGATTACATTCAATCATGCGCTTATTCTCATTCATGCGAATGTATGCCCTCAGATAGTCATCAGTTGTCATTGTAGGGTTCCACTGAGGATAACCCCTGCGCTCAGTCACTTGCCTTGTCTTAGGAGGCTTGTCCATCAACTGTTTATACTTTAAAGCATTTTCAGGCTTACACTTGACATTGATTCCATTGTGTGTGAATTCGATCATGATATTACATCCTTAAAAGTTCTGATAGATAATCTTACCGTCAGAGGTTGACCCAATGACTGAGGTACTATCACACAGATAATTCATTACCTGCTGGGCTTGTTCTTCCTCATTCTCGTTTTCGTCAATGTCAACGTCATAATCTGAGGCTATGGCTTGCCAAGTCTGCTCACTGTATTCGCAACACACAGCGATAACGTCAAGCTCAATTTCTTCGCCAGTATCTCGCTCATAAGATTCGAAATAGTCCCATAATTGCTCCAAGCCTTCGTGACTAAAGTTATCGGGTCGAATAGCCTTAAAAGCTTGTCTAAAGTCTGAGAACGTGACAGTTGTTTTCATGTTTAACCTCGTTAAAGTTAGGCCGTAGCCTTTAAAGTGCGATAGTGCACTACAATGAAGTCTGTCACACTTCATCATGGTAAACTGTCACTTATGCGACTTTATATGTTTTATGATTGTTTATAAGACTAAAACAACCGTTCCACTCTTTATAGTGCTTTTGATTGTCTAATCTTAAGTAACACGGCTTTTTCTCAAACTCACGCATCACACAGATTGTTTTCTCTCCGAAGTTAGCTAAGGCAACCCAGTAGGCCGCAGTCTCTAATAGTTCCAATGACATTTTATCCATGGTATTTCCTTTAAAGTTACTTTACTAACACATCAAAATAAGCCAATGCACCACCTGCCAACATTAGGCCGATAAGTACTGCGAAGCATACGTCTATAATCTTTTCAATCATGATTTTAATTCCTCTGTGATTGTGGTGAATGATACAGGTAAACCGTCGAAGTTGTCAGTGTACCATGCAAGCTCATGTTGAACCCTGTCTTTAGAGGCACTGGCAAAGCCTACATAATCTCCATCGACAAAGCCTTCTAATGAGTATGAGTGGATCCCGTATTGATCTTTATATGTAATGTGCATCAGTTGTTGTTTCATAATAGTTCCTTATTAATATGAGTCTTGCAAGTCTTTGAGTGCTTTACGAAGTTCTAACTGAGTCTCAAGCAAGCGTTGCCATGTATCCTCAATTCCTCCCCTTCTCAATTCATCTTTTAAGTTTTGCTCAATCCAGTTTACTGTTTTAATGAAGTCAATTTCACCTTTAGTCATACGGCCTCCGTTTGAGTGCTGCGAATTTCAGCGATAAATGCTTGAGCTTTTTCAATATCTCTTTTGAGGCCTTCTAAGCACACACGAAGCTCAATGCCATCGACACGCTTCTTAGTGGCTAACCCACGGAGAATGTCAGTGTAGAAGTAGTTGAGGCCTCCGTAGGCGATGATTGCACCTGACTTGCACAGGCCTTCTTCTACTAACCTGTCAATCTCTAAGTCACTGGCTGTTTTCTGAGCGTTGAGGCCGTGGCCTTGGTTGAAGTAGTGGAACTTCGCAATGTCCTTATTAGTCCAGTTACGGCCTGTGGTGTGTGCGAAGAAGATAGCATCATGTTTCATAGTAGTGGTTCCTTAATGGTTAACTGTCTTGAGAGACACAATACACCATGCAAACACTGTGCCAGCTTTGCAGTTTACCCCTGACTAACAGCTTATCCACAGGCATCTCTAGAGTGTAGCTTCTAAGTTATCCACAGGCATTTTAGTTATCCACAATTCTCAGAGTTATCCACAGGGTGCACTGTATTGGTGATAATGTGCACTATATTGATGCACTGACACCCTTAAATGCACCATGTTGGTGATACTGGGTAGTACTTCAGAGGGTGCTACATCGTCCCTCACGTGTCAACTTCCCGACACTGTCAATATTCCGACACTGTAACTGTCAAGTTTCCGACAGTGTACCTACACAGTAACTACGAAGTGAGTACTTACTAACTTAAGAGATCGTAAGTGTACTTATGACTTTGTAGGCACTGCGAAGTAAGCACTAACTAACTTCATAGGGGGGGAGGGTCATCGTAGGTATGGAGATTGTTGTAGGAGCCTCTGAAGTTCACAAAAAAGTAAAACTAAAAAGGACTAATTAAGGACAGATGAAGTAACCATAAGTACTTGATTTATAAAGTAAAAGTAGTGTAGACTACAAAGTATCTAAAATGTAGATACTTGTGTGTAAGTACAGACACTTTGTAAGGGAACTTCAGCGTAGCGTTAAAGTGAACATAAGTGTGACTGAAATCACATATATGTAAAAATATATGTATATAAGACAATAAAAGCTTGACAAATAGACATAAGTGTGATACAATATTCTATATAGCAAATAACTATGTTTACTAAGTAGCCTGACCCCACTACTAAGTTAAGACTAAGTAGGCTGATATGTACACCCTAGTAGGGGAACATAGTAGTTAAATACCACTTAAATTAAATATTATAAGTAAATTAATATTAATTAACTTAGTAAGTATATTTATATGTCTTATAACTTAAATATAATGTCTTAGGTACTTTATAGTACTATACTTAGAATGTCTCCCTATAAAGGACAAAGACAAATGCAAGAAATTAAAGATGATAGTGTCTCAATGGTTATGTCTCCCAAACTGCGTGGTAAGGGTAGACCTCCAAAGACTGACCTTCAAGCTGTTAAGAACAGAACAAAGAATAAGGTAGGTAGACCTGTAGGTGATGCAGGTAGACTTCAAGAGTTCAAGGAAAGACTATTAGCCACAGGTGGTACTAGAATCCTTGATAAAATGATTCAGATAGCTTTGGATGATGAACATCCCGGACAGATGGCAGCAATTAAGTTAGCAATGGACAGGATATTACCAGCCTCAGTGTTTGATGCAGCTAAGAGTGGTGGTAGTATGCCTCAGATTAGTATTAACATTAGTGGCCTTAATAGTCCTATGGTTAGTACAAGTGATGAGGTAATAGATGTATGACAACTGAACTTAACTTCCAACTGCTTAAGTGGCAGCAGAGTGTCTTTAAAGATACTACTCGCTTTAAAGTTGTAGCTGCAGGTCGAAGGTGTGGTAAGTCAAGGCTGTCAGCTATATCGTTACTGATTGAAGGTTTAAACTGTCCTGAAGGCTCAGCTGTGATGTACATAGCACCTACCCTAGGACAAGCTAGAACGATTATGTGGGACTTACTGCATGAGCTGGGTAGACCAGTCATTAAAGCAAGTCACATCAATAATCTAGAGATAACACTGATTAACGGTAGGAAGATACTGGTACGAGGTGCAGATAACCCAGATAGTCTCCGAGGTGTCTCACTGACCTTTGTAGTACTTGATGAGTGTGCTTTCGTTAAAGAAGATACATGGCAGAAGATCATACGAGCTTCACTGTCAGACAAGAAGGGTAGAGCTTTATTCATATCCACTCCATCAGGTCGTAACTGGTTCTATGACATCTTTAAGCTAGGTCAATTTGATGAAGATGATGAACAGTCCCGCAGGGACGTAGAGTGGAAGTCATGGCACTTTACCACAGCTGACAATGAGACTATTGATCCTAAGGAAGTTGAGGCTGCTAAGAGAACACTGAGTTCATTTGCATTCAAGCAGGAATACCTGTCTAGCTTTGATACTGCAGGTGCAGATGTCTTTAAAGAGGAATGGTTTAAGACTGCTGAAGAACCTCAGTTTGGTACATACATTGTAGCCATTGACTTAGCTGGTTTTGAAGAAGTTGGTAAGAATGCAGGTGCATCTAAGAAGAGATTAGATGAGACAGCCATTGCAGTGGTTAAGCTAGAGGACAATGGTGATTGGTGGGTTCATAAGATCCAACATGGTAGGTGGGACATCAGAGAGACTGCAGTTAACATCTTGAAGGTGGTTAGAGACTTCCAGCCTACAAGCATTGGTATTGAGCGAGGAGCATTAAAGAATGCTGTACTGCCATACTTGAATGACTTGATGAGAAAGAATAATATCTATGCTCACATACAGGATTTAACTCACGGTAACAAAAAGAAGACTGATAGGGTTGTCTGGAGCTTACAGGGTCGTATGGAACATGGAAGGGTATCCTTCAATGAGAAAGAAGACTGGAGTGAGTTTAGAGATCAATTAGTGATGTTCCCCACAGCTGGTGTACATGATGACTTGGTAGATGCTTTAAGTTACATTGACCAGTTAGCTATCACAAGCTACAACACAGACTACGAAGATGATGACTACGAAGTCTTAGACGTTATATCAGGTTACTAAAAGGAATAAACATAATGGCTCTAACTAATGATAAGTTTGATGACGAGAAGAACAGTACACAGTTCGAGGAACCTACAGAGACTGAGAAGGAACTAACCTCATGGATTACTCAGCACATTACTCGCTGGCGTGACCACCGAGATGCTAACTACATGGACTTGTGGCAGGAGTATGAGCGAGTCTTCCGTGGTATCTGGGCTTCTGAGGATAAGACTCGTGAGTCAGAGCGTTCACGTATCATCTCTCCAGCTACACAGCAAGCCATTGAGACTCGTCACGCTGAGATCATGGAAGCTATCTTTGGTCAGGGTGAATTCTTTGACATCTCAGATGACGTTAAAGATGTTAACGGTAATCCCTTTGATGTTGAACAAATCAAGGTTCAACTGCATGAAGACTTTAAGAGAGACAAGATTAAGAAAGCTATTGACCAAATTGAGTTGATGGCTGAAATATATGGTACAGGTATTGGTGAGATCATTGTTAAGACTGAGAAAGAGTACATCCCAGCTACTCAAGCGATTCCCGGCATTGCTAATGCAGCTGCCATTGGAGTTCAAGAGAAGGATCGTATTGCCGTTAAGATCAAACCAGTTAACCCTAAAAACTTCCTTATTGATCCTAATGCTGATTCCATTGACGATGCTATGGGCGTTGCTATCGAGAAGTACGTATCCATTCACAAGATTGTTGAAGGTATTGAAAGAGGCATTTACAAGAAGGTAGACATTACCACAGCAGCTGAAGATGAAGACTTAGAAGTAACTCAAGACTTGAAGACCTATCAAGATGACAAGGTTAAGTTAATCACTTACTATGGTTTAATTCCTCGTGAGTATTTAGATGGTGAAGAGTCAACCGAGTATGCTGAGTTGTTCCCTGAAGGCTCAGCAGCTGAAGACTACTCAGACTTGGTGGAAGCTATTGTCGTTATTGCCAATGACTCAATCTTGCTCAAGGCTGAAGCTAATCCTTACATGATGAAGGATCGTCCAGTTATTGCCTATCAAGATGATACAGTCCCCGGACGCTTCTGGGGTCGAGGTACAGCTGAGAAAGCCTACAATATGCAGAAGGCTATTGATGGTCAGCTTCGTGCTCACATGGACTCTCTAGCCCTCACCACAGCACCAATGATTGCAATGGATGCTACTCGTCTTCCACGTGGTGCTAAGTTTGAGATTAAGCCCGGTAAGGCTATCTTGACCAATGGCTCACCTTCTGAGATCTTGTATCCCTTCAAGTTTGGTCAGACTGATGGTAATGCAGTTGCAGCAGCGCAGAACTTTGAGCGTATGCTTCTACAAGCTACAGGCACAGTTGACAGCGCAGGTATGCCATCTAACGTACCCCGTGACGCAGGTGCTGGCGGTATGTCAATGGCTATGGCTGGCATCATCAAGAAGTACAAGCGTACCTTGAGTAACTTCCAAGAAGACTTCATGATCCCGTTCATTAACAAGGCTGCATTCCGTTATATGCAGTTTGACAGTGAGCGTTATCCATCAGTTGACATGACCTTTATCCCAACAGCTACCTTGGGTATCTTGGCACGAGAGTTTGAACAACAACAGATGATTGGTTTGTTGCAGACCTTAGGCCCCAACACTCCAGTATTGCCATTGATCCTCAAAGGTATCCTGCAGAACAGTTCATTGTCTAACCGTGGTGAACTGATGCAAGCTTTAGAGCAGATGTCTCAACCTAATCCACAGGCTGCTGAGGCTCAACAGATGCAACAACAGGCTGCAATGCAACTGGCACAGGCTCAAGTGGCTGATCTGCAGTCTAAAGCTCAGAAACAGTCAGCTGAAGCTCAGAAGACCATGATGGAAGCTCAGATGATTCCTGAAGAGCAACGTGTAAAGCTCGTTCAGGCTGCAGCAACTAACCTAGACAATGGTGGTGACTTTGAGAAGCGTCTGAAACTGGCTGACATTATGCTCAAAGAGAAGAGTGTTGACCTGAAAGCTGCTGATATTGCCTCAAATGAGCGTATTGCAAACCTCCAGATGATGAATAAATCACGTAAATAACAAAATAGTTAACAAAAGGCTTGACAAAGTGTTGTTTTTATGCTACAATAACACTTATATAAGCTAATTTATAGAAAGGTTCTCCTTAAATGGAAAAAGACCTACAAGTTTACTACGAAGAAACCTTTAATACCATGAGTACTAAGGGTTGGGGCTTCTTAATTGAAGACTTTGAAGAGATTAAGGCTAGTTTAAACGATATTTCTACTGTCAACGATACACAAACACTTTATTATCGTAAAGGACAGTTAGATATTCTTGAATTGGTTTTAGGGCGTAAGGCTGTGTGTGAGAAGGTATATGAGGACTTACAACAATGAAACGGTTGTACGACTTCCAATGCCCTAACGATCACATAACTGAATCGCTGGTAGATAGCGATCATACCACTGCAAAATGCAAAGTATGTAGTAAGGACGCTATCAGGCTCATCTCAGCTCCTACCATTGGGTTAGATGCCTTATCTGGCGACTTCCCCGGTGCAACGGCTAAGTGGGCTGCTGTGAGAGCTGACAGGCTCAAGCAGGAACAAAAGAGAGGATCTGAGTAGCTTCAGGCAACCCAATTTTATTTTGAAATTATCCTGTAATCCATCACACGTGGACAGGGAAAGGTTAGGTATGGCTTTAATTGATAGTAATGAGGAACTAGGTAACGTTAGTGAGATAGAAGCTGAGGACTTTAAACAGTCTACAAGCGTTCAACAAACTCAACAACCTGCAGAGCAAGCTCCAGAGATCCCTGAGAAGTACAAGGGGAAGAATCTTGAAGACATTGTTCGTATGCACCAAGAGGCTGAAAAGCTAATCGGTAGGCAAGCACAGGAAGTTGGTGAAGTTAGACGTTTAGCTGATGATCTTATTAAACAGAGCATAGCTCAAAAGAATCAACAACAAGTACAACCACAAGCGGTGGAAACACCACAAGAGATTGATTTCTTTGAAGATCCGCAGAGTCACGTTAATCGTGCTGTAGCGAATCATCCTGACGTAATTGCCGCTAAACAGGCATCACAGCAGTTAAAGCAAATTCAGACACAAGCAATGCTCAACAAGAAGCATCCTGACTTTGCAGAGATTGTACGTGATGGTGAGTTTATTGAGTGGGTTAAAGCTTCTCCAATGAGGCTCAACATCTACGCAATGGCAGATGCTAATTATGATTTTGGTGCAGCTGATGAACTTCTCTCTACATTCAAACAGATTCGTACATCTAAGACACAACAAACTACTGATGCAGGTAACGCTGTTCGCAAACAGAACCTTAAAGCAGCTGGTGTCGATGTTGGTGGAACTGGAGAGTCTTCTAAGAAAGTATATCGTCGTGCCGACCTTATCCGGCTACGTATGACAGATCCTGACCGTTATGAGGCACTGCAACCTGAGATTATGGCTGCGTACTCTGAAGGCAGGGTAAAATAAATTTAATTTAATTCACATCAGGAGAATTTTAAAATGGCATTAGGAACAGATCACGTAACGAGTACCACAGCAGCAACGTTTATTCCAGAAGTTTGGAGTGACGAGATTGCTGCTGCGTACAAAAAGAGCTTGGTTGCAGCTAACCTAGTTAAGAAGATGAGCTTCAAGGGCAAGAAAGGTGACGTAGTTCACATTCCAGTCCCTGCACGTGGCAATGCTTCTGCTAAGGCAGCTTCCACACAAGTTACACTCATCGCAGCTACTGAGACTGAAGTAACTATTTCTATCAACAAGCACTACGAATATTCACGTTTGATCGAGGATATCGTCGAAGCTCAAGCATTGTCTAGCCTCCGTCAGTTCTACACTGATGATGCTGGTTATTCTTTGGGTCGTCAAGTTGATACTGACTTGGTGAACTTGGGTCAACAGTTCAATGTTTCAACAGCTGGTGCAGGTAACTTCCGCTACGCTGGTGCTTTCATTGGTGGTGATGGCTCTACAGCCTTTGACTACACAGCTAACACCAATGCTGGTAACGCCTCAGCTTTGACAGCTGCTGGCATTCGTCGTACAATTCAGCGTCTTGATGACAGCGATGTTCCTATGGACAACCGCTTCTTCTTGATTCCCCCAAATGTACGTAACACTATCTTGGGTTTGACTGAGTTCACAACCTTCAACAGCGTTGGTGAAGCTGGTTCTGCTAACAGCATCCGTAACGGCATGATTGGTGACATCTATGGTGTTCCAGTCTACGTTTCGTCCAATGCTGGCACAGCTAAGTCTGCTGCTGATGGTACTGGTACTAGCTTGGGTCGTGTGTGCTTGATGGCTCACAAGGACTCTATGGTTCTGGTTGAGCAAGTTGGTGTCCGTTCACAGACTCAGTACAAACAAGAGTACCTCGGTACATTGTTCACAGCTGATACTTTGTACGGTTGCGCTGAGCTGCGTAACTACGGTGGCGTTGCCCTCGTGGTTCCTGTCTAAGTAGACTAACTAGGTTCCCATGCTCATAAGGTGTGGGAGCCTTTTTAATGTGCTAAAGGTAGCATATCAGAAAGGTTAATTAGTATGAAATTCAAATGTATTCAATCAGGTAACACAGTAGAGTTCTTTCAGGAGCATGAGATAGCTGAAATGCGTAAACATACTGGATACACTGAAGTACCTGTAGAAGTAGTTGAAACACCTAAAGCAACTAAGAAAACAGTAGTAAAGCAAGATGAAACCAATATCGACGGGTAATGTTCTTACTGCTGCAACGCAGACTACTCTGTTTACAGTACCTACTGGTTATTATGCTAGGTGGCCTCTTTGTTACGTTGTAAACCACTCAGGTAATAATAAGTTTATTGATGTTGTGTGGTATGACGCAAGTACAGCAACTGAGATTTACGTATTAGATAACTATGTGTTAAGTACTACTCAGTTTATCAAATTTAACGATGGTGCTTATATTGTTCTTGAAGAGGGCGATCAAGTTCGAGCAACTTCTGAGACTGGCTCTACAATGAATATTATCAACACGTTTGAGTTATACAGAAAAGGCGAATAAATCATGGCAGCTCCTCAAGCACTGACACCTGAGCAGATACAGCAGATTATCGCTGCAGGTCGTGGTAATACTGTTAACATTGGTGGTACTTTGTATGGTGCTAACTATGCTGATACTGGTAGTGGAGAGACTTTACAAGAAGGTGCTCTTTCAGGTATTACTGGTTCTACAGGTATAGACGCAGCAGGGCAACCTTTTTACTCCTATGATCCTACAGGTGCTCTTACAGGACAAGGTACAACTAAAGCAAGTCAATCATTCTTTGGTGGTTTAGCAGATGCTTTTAAAGATCCCGTAGTATTAGCAGCTTTAGGCGGTGCTGGTTACGCTGGTTTATTTGGTGGAGGTGCTGCAGGTGCTGCTGGTCTAACAGCTTCAGAGCTGGCTGCTGCTGATATGGCTTTAGGAGGTGTTGGTGGTACTCTAGGAGCTGAAGCTTTAGCAGGTGCAGCTACAGCAGGTGCAGGAGCCAGTGCTCTCTCAAGCTTAACACCTGCACAGATTGCTAACTTAGCTAAGGCTGGTATTAACGTAGCTGGACTATTAGGAGCTACTAACGCTATTTCCAACATGGGTGGTGGTAATACATCAACAACTGCAACTCCAGTAACTTACTCAGGTGGTGGTGCTGGTGGTTACTCTCCAGAGTACTTTAGTCAACTACAAAGTAACTACAATAGCTTGATGCCTAACGTACCTCGTGACGTTGCAAGCCCTTTGCAGAACTGGTACTCAACTGAATTCAATCCCGGTGCTTCTGTCACAGGTAGTTTGTTTGGTGGCATGACAGGCGGTACTACTGCAGGTGGAATGGCTCCTAACACAGGTGTTAAGCCTATAACAACTCCAGTTGTTAAGCCAACTACCGTTGTGCCTACTACAACCGTACCGACAACTACAGTACCAACTACTACGGTTCCTACAACGACTGTACCAACAACGACTACACCTGCTACAGTTGTCAATCCCGGCTCAGCTGGTTATCAGTATGCTACAAATCAACTAGGTTTAACACCTGCTGCATATCTAAACAACATCAATCAGTGGATTCTTGATAATCCTAGAGCCTCTAGAGATCAGATTGATGCTGCAATGGCTCAAGCTGGTGTCAGTCAGGCTGACTTGCAAGAGGCTTTACGTACCACAACATTCTCAGATGCTACTAAGTATGCCCTGACAAGTGGTGGAAGCCTTGGTGATTTAAACAATATTATCACTAACTATATTGAACAGAATCCTACAGCTACTAATGAGCAGATTCAAGCACAACAAACTCAGTATGGTATTTCAGACCAAGACATAGAACGAGCTATGACAGCTTTGAACTCTTCACCAGCTAAAGAGTATGCTGTTATTAATGACATGGGATTGAATCAGTACTATCAGAATATTGCAGATGTAGCTAAGTCAGGGGTGTCAGCTGCTGATGCTGCAGCTCAGATGAGACAGTATGGCGTAAGTCCCGGAGATGTCTCAAGAGCTTATGGTTTGTTTGCTCCTTCTGGTGGTCTTACATTAGATGAAGTCTTAGCTGCTTACAACAAATAAATACTTGGAGTATAAATGGCAACAATTATCACAAAGAATAGCAGCACAGCCTCAGCTGTACCTGCAGCAGGGGACTTAACTAAGGGTGAGTTAGCTGTTAACGTAACAGACAAGAAGATTTACACCAAAGACAATAGTGCAACTGTTGTTAGGATTGTAGGTTCTTTAGGTAATCAAGAAGCTTCAGCAGCTGCCATTACAGGTGGTACTGTTGCTGGAGTAGCTCAAACTGGTGGTACGATTAACAATACTCCCATTGGTGGCACTACAGCTGCAGCAGTTACAGGAACTACAATTACAGCCAATACTGGCTTTGTAGGTGCTTTGACTGGAGCTGTGACTGGTAACACTACAGGTACACATACAGGTGATGTCACTGGTAACGTCACAGGTAACTTAACTGGTAACGTCACAGCCTCCACAGGTACTTCATCGTTCAATGATGTCACCATTAACGGTGGCTTGAACATGAATGCTGGTACTTCAGCTACCATTACTAACCTTACATCTCCAACTAACTCAGGTGATGCAGCTACAAAAGGTTATGTTGATACTGCTATCAGTAACCTTGTTGACGGTGCTCCAGCAGCCTTGGATACATTGAATGAACTTGCAGCAGCCTTAAATGATGATGCTTCATTCTCCACTACTGTCACTAACTCTATTGCTGCTAAGCTTCCCTTAGCTGGTGGTACTATGTCCGGTGCTATTGCAATGGGTACGTCTAAGATTACTGGCTTAGGTACTCCAACTGCAAACACAGATGCAGCCACTAAAGGCTACGTAGATACCTCAGCAGCTGGTGGTCTACCTTTGGCAGGTGGAACCATGACAGGTAACATTGTCATGGGTGCTAACAAAGTAACATCTACAGCTACTCCAACAGCTAACGATGACCTTACTCGTAAGGCTTATGTTGATAGTATCTTAGGTAGTGCAACTTCAGCAGCTACATCAGCATCAGCTGCAGCTACATCAGAGACTAACGCAGCTAACTCAGCCTCTGCAGCTTCTTCATCAGCCTCTGCAGCCAGTGCATCAGCATCCTCAGCTGCAGCGTCCTATGATAGCTTTGATGATAGGTATCTTGGCCCTAAGTCTTCAGCTCCAACAGTGGACAATGATGGTAATACACTCTTAATAGGTGCTATCTACTGGAACTCAACATCATCTAATCTATGGGTGTGGACTGGTTCAGTATGGTCACAAGCTACTCTAACAGCTGGCTCCTTTGCTACATTAGCAGGTTCTGAGACTCTTACTAATAAGACTATCACCTTTGCTGACAATACGCTAACCAATGTTGCAAGCCTTAACACAGCACAGACATTCACGGCTACTAAGACTTTCTCAGGTTCATCATCTGCTACTGCTATTGTTTTAAACGATGCAGCAGAGGTAGCTACAGTATCTGCAACAGCAGCTACTGGAACAATTAACTACGACATTACAACTCAGTCTGTTCTGTATTACACAAGCAATGCAAGTGCTAACTGGACAGTTAACTTCAGAGGCTCTAGCGGTACTTCATTGAATACTTTGATGAGTACAGGTCAATCAATGACTGTGGCTTTCTTGGTTACTCAAGGTGCTACTGCTTACTACAACTCTGCGGTTCAAGTTGATGGCACTACATCAGGTGTTACAACTCGTTGGTTAGGTGGTGCGCCTACTGCGGGTAATGCAAGTGGAATAGACAGTTACCGCTTCGCAATTCTAAAAACTGGAAGTGCAACCTTTACAATTCTTGCTTCAGTAACACAGTTCAAAGCCTAATGAACACCGCTTACGTTTACACGCTGACTGACCCTAGAAATGGGATGCCCTTTTACGTTGGTAAGGGTGTGGGTAGACGTTGCCATTTTCATGCTTGGGAAGCTAAGAATTCTGACAAGCCAACATATAAGCTGAACAAGATTCGTAAGATTCAAAGTCTTGGTTTAGACATTGTTGTGCGTAAAGTTGAGGAAAATGTAAGCCATGAGCAAGCTAAAGAACTTGAATGTTTCTTGATTGCTGAAATGCGTGAGTTTGGTATTGACTTAACAAACGCAACTGATGGTGGCGATGGTCGTGCGGGATATGTTGCTAGTCAAGAAACTCGTAGCAAGTTAGGTCGCCCTAAAAGTGAAGCAGATAAGAAACGTCTTAGTGAAGCGTTAAAAGGTGACAAGCATTTTTATTATGGTGTGCCTTGTTCTGATGAACGTAAAGCGGCAATCATTGCTGGAACAACTGGCGTAAAGAAATCAACAACAATCAATATGCGTAAGCCAAAGCGTAAAGAACAATGCCCACATTGCGGAATAATGGCAAGTGGCGGGAACTTAGCTAAGTGGCACATGAATAACTGCAAGAGCAAGGAATAACAATGCCTTTACAATCAACTAGTGGAGCAGCAAGCTACGATGCGTTCGGAGGCGGTACTGTTGCCAAAGTTAATTACATAGAAGATTTCTTTCAGTCTTATTTGCGGACAGGTACAGGTGCATCTGCCACTGTAACAACAGGTTTAGATGGTTCTACTAAAGAAACTTTGGTATGGACAAAATCACGTTCTGCCGCAACAAACCATAAATTAACAGACAATGTTCGTGGTGCGACAAAAGCATTAAGTAGCAACACCACAAGCGCAGAAGCTACAGACAGTCAAGGCTTGACGGCTTTTAGTGCTACTGGTTACACCATTGGCACAAACACAGACTACAACAATAGCGGTGCAACGTATGTAGACTGGCAATGGGTATCGCAACCAAAGTTCTTTGATGTTGCAACAGCCACAACAAACGGATCATCCAGCTATGGGTCAACCACCCCATCGATGACCATTGCTCACAGCCTCGGCTCTGTTCCGGGGTGTGTGATTGTAAAACGGAGAAATGACGTAGGCGGTTGGTATGTATGGCATCGCAGTCTTCCTGCACTTTCTGGATTGGCTCAAACCGCAACATATATCCAACTAAACACTACTGGTGCTGCAGCAATCTTTGGTGGTAATGTCAATGGTACAGGAGGCTGGATTCAAGCCACTTCAACACACATTTATTTAGATGCGTATTTTAACACTTATGAGCCGGGAGATTTTGTTGTTTATGTATTCGCCCATGACGCAGGAGGCTTTGGCCTAACTGGTACAGACAATGTGATTTCGTGTGGGTCTATAACTGGAACTGGTGCAGTACAAGATATTAACCTTGGATACGAGCCACAATGGGTTCTTTTAAAAAGAACAGACACAACAGGTGATTGGACTCTCATTGACAACATGAGAGGTTTTACTGCTGACGGAGTATCCACTCGGCTTTATCCAAACCTTTCAAATGCTGAAGGAAGCTCTACACAAATTGCTCCAACAGCAACTGGTTTTAAATATGTCGCAACCAATGGCATAAATACTTCTGGCGCAACAGGAATCTACATAGCCATTCGTAGAGGCCCGATGAAAGTGCCTACGAGTGGGACTAGTGTGTTTGGTTTAAATGCTAGAACTGGTACTGGTGCAAATGCAACTGTTACAGGGTCGGCTGGTGTTTCTGATGCGGTGCTAATTAAAAATCGTGGTTCAGCAGTAGCATCTTTATTTTCTTCAAGACTTACTGGTGTTAACTATCTTGTTACATCAACCATAGCGGCACAGGTGGCGGCTGGCGCAACTATTTTGCAAGCAAATCCTTGGGATGTAATGGATGGTGTAAAAGTTGGTACTACATCAACAATCACAAATGCAAGTGCAAACACATATATAAATTATTTGTTTAAACGTGCGCCATCTTTTATGGATGTTGTTTTCTATACAGGAAATTACACAGGTGGTGGAACACTGTTCCAAACACTAAACCACAATCTAGCAAAAGTGCCAGAATTAATGATTGTGAAAATGAGGAGTTCTATAAAAGCATGGGCTGTGTATTACGGAGATACTTCAAAATATATTGAACTTCAAAGCACAGCGGCTGCACAGGCTGCTGATGGGCGATGGTATTCAACTAGCCCAACAAGCACTCAATTTACTGTTGGCAATGATTCAGATACCAATTTGCTTGGCGAAACATTTGTTAATTACCTATTTGCCACTTGTGCAGGTGTTTCCAAAGTAGGATCATACACAGGCAATGGCACAAGCCAAACAATTAACTGTGGCTTTACTGGTGGGGCAAGATTTGTGCTTATCAAGCGCACAGACTCAACTGGTGATTGGATGGTATCAGATTCAGCACGAGGGATTGTTTCTGGGAATGACCCCTACCTTGAATTAAATAATACAAATGCAGAAGTCACTGGCGAAGATTGGTTAGACACAGACAGCACAGGTTTTGTTGTTAACGAGGTATCTGGCTCTAATGCCAATACCAATGGCGCAACCTACATATTCTTAGCAATTGCTTGAGGTAATTAAAATGCAAATCAGAACACAATCAGGGCAAGTCATGTACGAGGCAGAATTTCGTGCATACACAAAAGCCAATGGTGGCCCATCATGGGAAACAACAACAACTGAAATCTTAGAGGCTTTGGGTGCTGATGTAGTCTTTGAAGGCCCACA